ATAAAGGCCCTTCGGAACGATATATGTAATACCGTCCCAATAGGAATCTTCATAAGGGAGTGAGAATGCTCGTGGTGTATCAACTATCCCGCCCTGGATCAGGGGCGCAAACATGCGTAATGCCTTCGTTTCAGAAAGAGTTGGAAGGAGAATATCGACATCGTCGAAGTTCTTCAACTTAAACTCTAGATGAATCAGAAGCATCGCAGCGCGATCCCGATCAAGGACAACAGGGGTAGAAATATACATAAGACCTCCAAATTGGTAGATCAACGCTAGCAAATTGCATAGCGCGAGCAGTGGATTAAAGGATTCCGTTCGCTAATGTGTCACCAATGCCTGCAGAGAGCTGATTTAAAGCTCCCACAAGCATACTGACCATCGCCCGCATATTTGGGGCATCATACGAATCAACACCGGCTGTTACGTCGATGGGGATCTTTATGATTTGCGGAACGGAGTTCAAACCTGAAGCGGGAATACCGCCTTTCCGGATGATGATCCAATATCGATTAGTTTCGACTTTGGCAGCAGCCGGATTCAGGGTTGAAAACAGAGGGGCTGTCTTCATGACACGTGGTTTGACAAACATAAACGAAAACTCGTCGCTCACAGAGTGAGCACGAACGCCCGTTTGTGTACCAGTCAGGGCAGTAACAACCCACTTTTTGACATTTCCATCAACGGAATTGTCAGCAGTGACTGTATAGCCCGGAGTGGTAAAGCCCGTTTGGGCGCCACCTGTTACGTTAGTTAATGCTATTGACATGATGATCTCAACTAGTTATTAAAAGGTTAAGGGGTATATAAGCAAGACTTAGCAGGGATATCATCTCCAACGACCGACTTTATCATAGATCTGCCTCGTAACGAGGGACGATCTATTAAAAGCGTTAGTCAGAAGAGACAACATACCCACCCAATCGGTGGCCCGATAAGGGAGGTGCAATCGAAATGATGGCACTAAATCCCCAGTATAGATATCTCGAGTCCACACAGTTTGTTTATAAACATCTGGCTCATACTGAAACTCATCCAAGGCTTCGATCCCATTCTGTGGTGGCAGCGCATTACGCCTGCTATATTGCACAGAGGTGGTATGTTCATTGCGAACAAGCCGTGAGATCCATCGGACGTCCGAACGAGGAAAGGACAAGGCAGATATTATCTGCCCTGCGTTAGTGAAATAGTC